GAGGATTTCTTTTTTGAGAAGTTTTTTAGCTTCGGATTTTTTCATTGTTATTTTGTTTTATCTTCTGTTATAGAGGCTTTTCTATACTCTGTAACAAGCTTTTTAATCTCACCTAGTGCTTTTCTAGCTCTACCGTGGGCTGCCTTGGAGTTACCCGCATGTTCTAATTTGAAGGACTCGTAAAGATAATCAATTTGTTCAAAGATTTCTTGGGTATTCATGACTATAAATATTAGTTTAAATTTTTTAATTTATATAAAGTTGATTGAATTAGTTCAATTATTGTGTCAACCTGGTTTTGAAGATATGAATCAGGCATGTTTACTCTTAAGGTTTCAATAGTTTTACAGATCCCATCTAAGTAAGTTATAGTTTGATTTTTATCTGTATAATCATTATAACCAAAAGCTGAATAGCCTCTGATTATACCATATTTACCTTGGTAGGATTCAACTAAACCATCTATCAAATCTGTAACTTCATCATAAAAAGTTCCTAAAGCCATATGTTCAGCATAGGAGGTTGTTTGTAGATGAAATATGTGGGTTTGATTTTTTGAATGTAAGAGATAAGATATAAGCTTACTACAATTTTCCATAGTTTATTTTTTTATTTTGTTTTACCCCAAGTTTTACCTTTACCTGGTTTTTTACATTTAGCGGGAGTAGGGCGACATGAGGGATATTTAGAGCGTTTTTCACCTTCTTTTCTACCGCAAGATTTACATTTAGTTTTACCATCTACCTTACGACAGGTATTACAATCAACCCACCCACCTTCTTTACCTGATGGGCCTTGGCGCTTAAACCATTTATGTAATGATTCGTCTTCATTGATACCTTTCCAAATTTTACCTTGACGACATCTAACTACTGCTCCTGATTTGTAGGCTGAAGGTTTGTCAAATTTACGGTCAGCGATACGGAGACATCTATCACGTTTGGTTTTTTCCTCCAAAATAGATTTGATTACTTCTCGTAAACTACGTCTCGCCATGATGATAAATATCTATTTCTTCAAACCTTCCAAAAAATCTAAACCTTCTTGAAGATTTTTTAATAATTCTTCTTTGTTATTACCACCAACCCATTTTTCTACATCACCTGCTTCAGTTACAAACCCTTGGTTTGAAACATTATTCAATTGATCTTCCATAAAAGCTTTATATTCTTTTATAGTTTTGTCTATATTTTGGTTATGGAGATTATTGTGATATTCTTCTAATTTACCTTGACGTTGTAATTCAGCTTCAAAATCTACTACACAGTCAAAACATTTTTGATAAGCGGGATATACTTTCTTATCAAGGTGTTTTTTCATTAACTTATTACAAGAAGGACAAAACAAAGGCAAATTAGCCATTTGTTTAAAAGAATCTAATTTAGTCACATTTTGTTTAAGACCGTTTTTAATAGTCCATGTTCTTCCATCTTCTTCCCAAACATCTCCTTCATGGTAATGTTCTTGTTTTTTAGTGTAACCTATTCCTAATGTGGTTTTATCTCCATGTTTACCTTTTACAAGATTACGAAGACGTTCAACATCTTTTCTTTGAAATTCTTTTTTTAAAACATTATCTTTTTTCATAAACCTAATTCTTTAAGTTGACTAATTGTATCAGCAGCAGATGTATGTAATATACCAATTCCACCTTGACTTCTCCATTCTTCTATATTAGAAGGTTTATCATCTATTAAAATATGATTAGGAGCCGCGTACTTTTGTTTAAGTTTAGCTGGGGATAGGATAAGTTTAGTGCCGGGAAGGTATTTTTTAATCCATAATCTTTTTCCTAGTCTTGAAGATTCATCTCGGGAAGGAGCTGATAGGATTGTAGGGCTATATTTTTCTATATAACTCCAATATTCATCCCCATCAAGCATCCAAGGCATTCCAACCCAAAATCCTACTCCTTTGCTACCTATTAAATCCCAAAAAGCCTCTTTTCCATTTTTAGTTTCATACTCTTCAGGAAGCATTCCTGCTATTTTTTTAAATTGAGTATCAAAATCAGTTATAACTCCATCCATATCAGAGTAAATCTTATATTCAGGAGTTGTTTCTTCTTTTAAGTTAGTTTTTTTTGAATCTTCCCACTTTCTTAAGTTCATACTACCTAATTCATGGGCTTCTTTTTCTATATTAGCTAACTCTTCATCCTCATAAACATTAGCAGTAGTCATAGGTTTAAGCCTATCTTCAATATTTTGCATATGGTGGACTAACTCATGAGAATAACTTCTTAAAATATCTTTAGGATGTCTGTTAAGGGTATATAGAGTTATACACTTTGTTTCTGGGTTGTAGTAAGCGGTTTTGCCTAAGGGGTCTTTAGCATTTTCTTCATCATTACTAATGAATTCAATTTTAGGGAATGGATGAAGTTTCATGCCATTAGTAACTAAAAAAGATGTAAAGTCTAAAATAAGGGGTTTTAATTCTTCTTCAAGTGGTTTATATCCTGATCCATAAGGAGCGGCTTTACCCTCTTCTTCTTCTAAACCTACTTTAGCTAAAACATCATAGTAATTAGGATTTTCTTCAAGATGATCTAACGCTATTTTCATAGCTACTGTTGGATTTGAAGTATGTTCTTTTTCTACTTTTGTACCCTTTTTTAATTGAGCTTTTAATTCTTTAGCTGAGATGTTGTGTTTTTTTATAATGGCTTCAATTCTAGGGCGTAAGTCTTTAACACCTTCATTTAATTTAATTTGGGGTAAATTTAAACGAATCCATCTGTCCCATACTTTTCTAACACTGGCTTCTTCTTCGCCTGTTAATTCATTACTTCTCTCATCAAAAAATTCATCAATAGCTGCTTGTAAAGGTATTTTTTTAGTTTTAGCTCTTTTATATAAACCTTGAACAAACGCAGGTACTTCAGCGTCAAGAACTAAATATTGAGCTAAGGGCATTCCATCTTGATATTTTATTTCAACTCCTTTTTCAAAATTAAATTGAGATATATGTTCTAACTCATGTCTTAATGTTTCTTTTAATTCAGCTATTAAGTTATTATATTCTTTTGGAAAGGATTCTGGATTGTATTGGATTTTTATTTCAGCTGCGTTATAGTCAGCTTCTCCATCAACTATAAAAGGAATAATACCTAATTTTTTAGAAGGTCTAAATTTAAATGTTAAATCATATTCAATATTTCCTACATTACCTCCAGTTTCTTCTTCATATTTAACCCCAAAATTATTTTTAAGTTGGTTAACTATGTAGCGAGATTGAGTAGTTACTTCAGCATCATATCTACCTTCTTGAAGAGAAAGGACAGGATTTAAAGTTTTAAAAATGCTTTTACGCATTATAGTTTTAGCCGCAGCTTTATTCTTTGTTTTTTTAATAAATGGAATATTAATGTTAGTTTGTCTATCTTGAGCTACAATTTCACCATCGCTATTTAACAAATCAATAAATTGATCTTTTTTATCACCTAATTTATCAAAAAAATCTTCTAATTCTTCAACTTCAATCTCTGGGTTGTTTCTAGGGTCGTTTAGCCTATCAATAAAGTGTTGTCCTGATAGGTCTATATCTAAGGGGGCTAATTTAGAATCAGCAAATTGGTCTAAAAATTCAACATCATCTAAACCTATATTAGGCTCAGGTTTAAAATAAATTTTTTCTTCAATTGGTTCTAACTCTGAATGGGTTCCATCTTTTAATTTTCCATTAAAGATTAAAGAACCAGCCCCAAAATCATCATATTCAGTACCTGTTAAATCAATACCATCATAATTTTTTAACAAACGATTTGTTAATAAATCACCATCATTTCTTTTAAAAACATCTTTTAGATAATCTTTAAATATATTATATGTTTCTTTTTTATTTAAGTTTAAATAGCTTGAAAACCCATCAACCGCGTCATCAATATTGTTTTTCACGTCAGAATCCTGTAGATCTTCAGGTTTAAGTCCATGTAAATATGCTGTTGTGGCTTTTATATTCTCGTAAAATCCTGTGGGATCATCCGGTCTAAATAAATCATATTTAGATAGATCTATTTGTGATATAGTATCATATCCTAATTGGTCCTGTAGTCTTTTAACATCCTCTAAACTACCCATAAAATAATATCCAGTACCTAAAAGACCAACTTTAGATTTTACAATACCAATGCCTTTATCTTTTAGACGTTCAGCAGGTTGTGATGGGTTAAATAAACCAGCTCTATACCCCATTTTAGATTGAGCTTCTTGAATTTCAGGAATAAGAGAACGAGTTAAAATGTTCCAAACTTCTTCCCCAGAATTTTTAGGCATAAGAGATAAAAAAGTATCTTTATCCTTACGTAAAAAAGCTCTTCTAACTTTAGTTCCACTAACTTCAGCTGAGTCGTCTTGAATTATTTCTACCTGGATTCCTAAAGGGGCGAATGATTTTTTTAATTTTTCAGCACTGTCTAAATCATCATTGTCTCTAATACCAGCTATAAAAGCAATTTTTAAATCAGGATTTTCTTTAGCTAAATCTAAAGCATATTTTACAGGAGAAGGAGCTTGAAATATTTTAATATCTTGGGGTAAACCTTCTTTATTTTGATATAATTGCCAAATTTTTAATGAGGCTTCTGATGTTATGTTGTCTCTAACTCCAGCTCCAATTACAATTTGATGTTCATTAGATGGTATTTGATATGCTCTTAAGGCTGTTTTAAGGTGTCCCTTTGTAGGTGGTTTAAATCCACCTCCATAAATTACAACATCATATTTTGAATCAACCTCATTTAAAAAAGGTCTAATTAATTCTTGAACTAATCTATTCACTGAGTTAAAAATTTATTTAATTTAGATTTAGCTGAGGGAAAGGGGTCAAATTTAATTTTTTGACTTAATAATTGTTGGATATTTTTAAATAGTTCATCCATATCTTTCTTTTTTTTAGCTATCTCCTCAGGAGTTTTAGGTTTACCTACTACTTTATCTTCACCTTCAATGTATCTTTTTATGTATTCATTAGGATCAAATTCAAAATTTTCTCCTTCAGGGCTATTATTAATAATAGTCATATTTGGACCAAATTCAGATTTATAAATAGGTATATTTTTAAATACTCCCTCCCAATTTTTTATAACAGCACTTGGAGGTAAAGACCTATCACGTTTAGAATTTCTATCTAAGGAAGTCATTACAGGAACAATAACCATAAACATAAAAGTATCATAACCTAAATCTTCAAGTTCTTGTTTTTTCTTTAATAAAGGTCCAGAAGCAGCTCCTGGGGAGTCTATGATTATATTTTTAGCATTAGATATAACTTCTGCTTCTTTTTCTTTGGTAGCTGTTCGGGCTTGACTCATAAATTTACCTGCTTGTGCTATTTGATCAGGAGTAAACTTTTTAAAATCTGTTCCAAATCCTGAGGCTTTGAGTAGGGCTTCATAAGTATCATCAACGTTTATAGTTTCAAATCCTTGAAGATTTAACTGCTTAAGTAAAGTTGTCTTACCAGCTCCAGAAGGACCAGTCAAGAATATAGCTTTAGGACTGGTTACAGCCTCTAAAAGAATAGACAATAGCCTCATAGCAAGTATTTGTGATAAATATTACAAATCCCGTTTAGCTTTAGTTCTAAACCCTGTGAATATTGGGGTTGGGTTTGGATTTTCTAAGTCAAATAAACGTTTAACAGTTTGAAAAATACTTAAATTTTCTTCCCTTGAACGAGAAGATTCGTATACTTCCCACCCTTTACCTTGAATCTTACCTTTGGCTGGTCCTCTCTTAGAAGATTTTAACCATAATATGCCTGTACGGTCTACTTTTTTACCAAAGCATTCTTCAAAACATTGAGCATAAATAGCTGTTTGAAGATCATAAGTAGTTTGGAGGTGATTTGAGGTTTTAAAGTCTATAATCCATAATTCTCCATCTATTTCACAAACCAAATCACAAGTACCAGCTACTTTATATTTGTCAGAAAATAAATGAACTTCAGGTTCAATTAAAGTTGGATTATATGTTTCCCACCAATCTACAAACTTCATAAACATCTGCCAAACATCAGGATTATATTGAGGATTGTCAAAATCGTCTAAAAAACTAAGTTCTTTACCATTAAGATAATCTTCAATCATTCCATGAACTTGAGTTCCTTCTTCACTTGCTCTTTTAACTATATGGTCAGCGGCAAAACCAACTTGTTTAAGCCAATCTTCAAAATATTTTCCTTTAGGATAATAACTTAAAACATAAGTTATAGATGGATAATATTCCCCATTGCGTCTATAATACCTGGAGTCTGGGAGTGTTATTTGCTTATGGTCATCAGATATTTCTAATATCCGACCATAAGAGTTTTTTATTTTACTCATATCATTAATTTTCTACTTAATAACCCTGATAGGGTTAGAGGGGTTGATTTGTGAAGTAAATTTAAAAAAGATTTAAATCCCATCTCTGATGGGTCTTTGTCTTCCATATCAATCAAATGTACTTCTTTACCTTCATTCATAAACACTTCACAAAAATCTAAAGCGTCTTTTTGAGCATCTTTATCTAAAGCTATATAAATTTGTTCTACTTTAGAAGTGACAATTTTTTTCATTAAATTGTTTTGAATATGTTTTCCTAATAATGGAATAGCATTTCGTTTAATAGCCATAGCATCAAAAGGACCTTCACATAACACTATAGGTGATTCCCAATTTATAAAAAGTTCAAAAGGTATAATGTCTTTTGATACAGATGGATTTTTATATTTTCTAAAAGATTCCTTTTCAAAACTCCTACCTACAAAAAAATTAAGTTCACCATTAGCGTTGTAGGAAGGAATAACAATCATATTAGCATATTCTCCAAACTCGCAATATCCAATATTATATTTTATAATATCTTCAGTTGTTATATTTCTTTTCTTTAGGTAAAATAAAGCATGTTTAGCTGAAATACCAGAAGGTATTGGGTATAGGGGGGTAAATTCTTCAGGTAGTTTTAGAGTGTTTTTAACAACAGTTTCTTCTACCTCATACCCACTTTTAACATAAGATTTAGCTTCAGCTATTTTTTCAGGAGATGCTTCAGTCTTTTTAAATAATCCTACTATAGTTTTTCCTCTAGTATTACAAACCCAACAATGCCAAGGATTATGTCCTTGTTTATTTTCTGTAAAATTTATTTCAAGTTTAGGTTTATGATGGTGGCAAAAAGGACAATGGTAAGCATAGTTACCATTTGATGTTTTTTTACCTTGCCCTAAGACAGAATCAACTAGCGTTACTAGGATGTGATTTATCATCAAAGTATAAAGGTATAAAACTATTCTTGAGTATCAAAATCTTTTCTGTAAAACTTACCTAGAATATTATCATTAAAATATAAATCTGGGTGTTCTAATACTCCAAATGTGAATAACCATTTTGTCTCAAAATAAGTTAAAAGTTTCTTATTGTTTACAAATTGAATAATCTCACGTTTAAATTCGTCTTTTTTACCTTGAGTAATTAATTCTTTGATTTCTTTTTGAGAACCATAATATGATTTCCAATCACTTTCTTTTTGAACTATCTTATATAAAGATTTTCTACCTCTACCTGTGGATAATTCTAATTCAGCTTTAGTTAGCTTTTTCTTTTGATTATGGTAAAGTACCTTTTTACCAATATATACCCTTCCTGTGGTAGAATGAGTTACTTTATAGATGAATCCATAAGTACTTTCAGGAAATTGTGATATGTTTGTAATCTCGTCTTCATAATATAACCAATTCATCTATCTATATTTATTAAAATTGTTGTGTCTGTTGTTTGGGAGGTGGGGAGGGGTTGGGCTAATTTAGCTACAGCTAATAATTCTTGATTTTCATTGTATAAACCTATAGTAGTTACATAAGGTGAAAAATCAGATCCTGTTACAAAATCTTTATAAGTATCAATTGAACCGCTTTTTAGTAATGATGGGTTTAATGAACCATTATATTCATTAGCTCTAATAGTACATTTATACTGAGTCTCATATAATGTTATTGAAGATTGAAATTCAATATTAGTAGCTGAAAATGTTGTTCCTACCCCACTTCCTGTTCCTGTAAAAATTAAAATACCATCTTGATAGATAATATTTCCTCCAAAATATGAAGAAGAAATTAAGTTACCTTCTCCATCATCATAATAAGAGCCTGATGGTATAGCACTGGCTGATATAGTTACTCTAAGAGAGTTAGGTTGGATATGATTTCCATAATATTTTGAAGGAATAGAAACTACACCAATATTACCTGAGGGGGTAAAGTATCTTAGAGATCCTGTTGTATTGGGTAATGAGTTTATATAATTAGTGCTATAAGCAGGACCCACTACAGTACCATCTGTATTAAAAGAGGCAGTAGCAGCATTAGAGATTAATCCATCACTACCTGATATATAGTTACTATAGTAGAGTTGTTTTATTGAGTTAAATACTAACTCAGCACTAGCTGTACCCTCACTTCCTCCTGCTATAGGATAGGAAGTATTTGACCCGGTAAAATAAGAATAATATTCTGTACCTGAAAAGGTTTTGTTAACTGTAAACGGAGTTACAATTACATCATTACTGGTGAGGGTTTTTAAGTAACTCATCCATTAGAAGTCTAATTTAACTCTAATAAGAGCTTCTTTAGTAAAATCTTTCTTAAGTGGTTTACTTAATTTAGCTACAGCTAATAATTCATTAGCATCATTATATAAACCTACAGTTGTTATAAATGTTTGAGGAGCATTTATGAAATCATCATAAAGTACTTCACCTGTAGATCCTGATATAAATGATGGATTTTCAGAATAGTTAAATTCAGAATTTCTAGCTCTTATAAAGATATAGTCTGAGGTTACATTTTCTTGGCTATTTAGTTTAAAATTAGCTCCTCCAACTAAAGATGTATAAAGTTTACCAGGGTTATTGGCTGATGTGTTTGAAGTATAGTTTGTGTTTAGTCCTATACCACCACTAATAAATGGTGAATCTAAAGCTGAAGCATTCAATAAAATAGTTCCAATATCTGGTAAGAATAAACCATATGAACCTGAATTAGCAGTGTATCCTGTACCTGAAAAGGCATTTCCGTTTGTACCACTAACTATTTGGTAAACCCTACCAGCTTCATTAAATGATACAACAGTAGTATCATTACTATTATCTGTTAGGACACGAGTACTGCTAGCTGAGGTTAATCTAAGTTCTAAAGTGCCTGGGAGGATGTTTCCTTTGTATCTAGCTCGGTTTACTGTTATAGCGTAAAAACTTTGAGTAGCTGGGGTTGTTGTCCCAAATGTAAAGCTACTATTTTCGTCTCCTAAAACTATATTTTGGAATTGGCCAAAAATAGTTGAAGATGGAGATTTACCTGAAATTCCAGCATCGTATAGGATGGAACCTAAACCATCAATATTACCAAAAGATATATTAAATTGGACTTCAGCTTCATCTAGAGTAGAACCTGTTTGATAAACATTTATATAATAATTACCACTGGTTCCTGCTACTTGGACTGATGAGGTAAAAAATTGAGTTAAAGTAGGTGTGTTACCAGTCCAAGCTCCAGCTGTCACTGAGTCAGCACTGATTAAAAAATCCTCGGGGTCTAATCTTTTAAATGACATATTTTATATTAAGCTGTTTTGGTAATTGTCACAGGAATTGTTACTCTAGCTCCACTATCTCTACCAACAATTTGCAATGTTGTATATAATTGGGTATTTGAACCAAATAATGTATTTACAGTTGTAGCTGTTAGATTAATTGTAGTTCCAACAACTGTTTTAGATACATTAGTACCTAAAGTTTGAGTTTGATTTAAAGCAGTAGCTTCAGAAGTTTGAATACCAACACCATTAAATGTGTTTAATACTCTAACATCAGCTATAGTGGCTGTGTATCCACTAGCTTCATAAACTTGGTTAGCACCTAAATAATTAAGTGTTTGAGGTGTTATGGCTAAAGAAGCACCCTGTTTTAAGGTTATAGAAGCATAACCAATATCAAGTACAGGCATTTTAGCTGTTCCTCTAGGTAAGGTTACTAATTTATATCTTAAATTTTGAGTAGTTTCAGGAAAAGCTTCTAATAAAGGCATGTTTTCAATAGCTTGACCATAATAAGCGCTTCCTGAAGGGTGGGTTGGGTTATATAGTGTATAATCAATTTCGTCATCAGAAAGAGCAAATTGTGTGATTTTGAAAGAACCATCACCTCTAGCTAATAATTCTCTACCTTTATTTGTTAAGATAGCATCTACTGTTACGACAGAATTATTTAAGTATCCCATTATTTTTATTATATATGATAAATATATTAAATTTTAATTTTCTATTATACCATCTTGCTTTAATTTAGACAAGATATTTTCTAAATTTCTTTGAAGTTTTTCAGAAGGATATTTTGGTAATATTATACCTGTGAAAGGGTTTTCAGGATTATCTATGATAGAATCCTTAGCTACATTTAATATAATATATTTTATACTTGTGTTATCAACTCTATGTAAAATAAAATTATCTATTGTAGTATTAGAAGGTACTACAGTATTAAGTTTAATTTTTAAACGTCCCTCACTATCAATATCAGGAGATATAACTTCATATATAGTATAATCTTTACTAGGATCATATTCAAACCTAATTCTGTCCCCGGGTTGTGGAATAAATAAGTTTTTTATAGGGGATAATCCAAAAGATCCTCCAGTACCTGGGAAGTTTGATGTTTGTTGGATGTTTCCATAATTAAGAGAAAGGTAAGCTGAGGCTGTTAACCAAGTCACATCTGTATGGCTTCCAGTAGACCAAAAACGGGTTTGAGTTCTGGCTGGGGGGTTGGGGCTGGTATTTATTATCTCAAAATTTAAATAACCAAAAGTTATTGGGAGGGTGGTTAAAGCTTGAATGAAGAAATAACCATGATTAGAAAATGTCTCATAAGGTACTGTGGTGGTAAAAGATCTAATTATACCAGCATTAGCATAAGCTGAAAAGGCATCGTTATATATTAAGGTAGAGGGTTCTCCCATTAACCTAACTTGCACATTGCTTTTACCTGAGGTATTACCTGTGATACCATAAGATATTCTAAAAGTAATAGAATTCAAATTTTCAACATTTGAAGCTGTGATATTATAACGTCCTGAGCCTGAAGTAAAGTTGGCTCCTTCTAAAGGAGTTAATGGGGTTGAATCATAACTTGCTATAGTAGTAGCACTTGAATTACTAAAAGCAAATGAATTTTTAATCATTGTACCTAATATATCACTCACAGACACTGTAGAACCAGCAGGAGCTCCTCCCGGGGTTATAAAAGAAATAGATTGAGTATAACTTGAAGAAGGAATCCCATATTGAGTATATAGAATAGGTTGTTGAGTCCCCAATCCAGTTACTATATGATCACCATCTAATTGTGTATTAATTCCTGAAGCGTTGTCTATTCTAACTGTTACGGGCTTACCTTGGGGGAAGTTTTGAAGTAGGTTAAGTCGAGGTATTGAGTCTTTAGAAGGTTTACTAACATTCCCATTAGAATCAACAATATATTGTACAAAATAAGCTGTATTATCTATAATTTCAGGTCCTGTTCCTCCAACACCTTTAAAAACTAAGAAATAATCTTGGTTTTGTTCAGCTACAGGAAGCCCTCCTAAAACTCCACTAAGGTTACTACCTAGTTCTTTTAATAAGTAATCTGTTTCTGGTGTTAATCCCATTATTATTTATATATTAAAATCTGTTGACCATATTTTAGTTCCTTTATATCTACTATTAGACCAGCCTGTAGCTGTGTAATTTGAATCTTGTATAGGGGCATAATCAGCATTTCCACTAATTAATAACTCAAAATTGGTTGGAACTAAGCCAGTTGAGTAATCTATATCTTGGTATATAGTTGAATATTGAGAAGTGACAGCGTTATTAATAACAGCGTTATCATCTGATGAGTAAAAATTAGTAAGATCAGGTGATATATTAATAAGAGGAGAGAAAATAGAAGAAGAAGGAATAGTTTGGGATATAACTTCAGAAGCAGCTATTATTGTTATTGAGGTTCCACTAAATAAATATCCACCAAAGTAGTATTCTCCTTCAAGTTTATTATTAAGTGAACTAGATATTGTAAAAGTTCCATCTCCTGTGATAGAAATTTGGTTTAGAACTTGAACCCCGGGGGCTGATAAAGGATTTTCTCCAAAGGCTATTATACTTGAAGTAGGAATTAATACTGAGAGATATAAAGGGGTACCTGAGACTGATGTGACTGTTACACTAGATGTGATATGGGTAGGGATATTAGGGAGATTTAATGTATAAATATCAGTTGTAGTATTATAATAACCTCCACCATTTCCGCTAGCAACATTAAAATCATAACTACTACCACTCCAAGCTATTCCTTGATTTTGGTTTAAGGTTACACTCACAAGACTTGTAGCTAAATTAGCTTTAAAATCTCTGATATTATTTAAAGATGAAGTAATAGGTTGGGGAATAATTCCTAATAAAAAATAATCAGATTGTTGTTGAATAGTTAATATATTATATTGAACAGGACCAATATCTGGGTAGTTAATCCTAATGCTATCAGCATTTAAGATTTTAGGACTACAGTCTCCCCCATTAGCATCTAAATTACTAATTTTTAAATATTTTACTCCACTGGTTATTTCAGCCATTTTTATATTATTATCCTGGGGTAAAGCCTATGGGGGGCATGCCAATCCCAGGGTTGGTTATACTACCTGTATCATACCATAAATATATTTCACCCGCGTTTGGTGAAGTATTTATGTTGTTAAATAAGTCAAGAGAACTAATAGTTGAGTTGTATAAATAAGTTGTGTAGTTAATCTCAAATGTTGAAGGATATTTTGAACTATTCCAATCATTTAATTCCCCATTAGTAGCTTTAATTTCTGTACCTTTTAACTCTCCATTATAAAATTCGTCTTCAGTTTTATGAGTTAATATTGTACTACCTGAGGGGGTAAGGATAGTCTCATCCCAAATTTGATAATTTTCTAAAGGGTTAGAAGGTTTAGGAGTGATATATGGGTAACTAAATACATTAGTAATATTCGGGAAAATATCTACAGAGGATGAAGGGTTATAAGAAGATAAACAATATAAAGAAGTATATAAAATATTCCCTCCGTCTATCTTAGTTAAGACTTCAAAAACTTCATTTTCTAATGGAAAAACTGTAGAAAATTTAAATATATAATTATTATTTGAACTGAGTGTGGTTACATTTAAATTTTCAATTTCTCCTCTTAAAGAGGAAGATAATGAGGCTGATAGAAGATAATTAGCACCCCCTATTGAAATTTCATGACCAAATGTTAAGGGAGGGTTATATTTAGATACTATCCCAGAATGTAAAGAAATGGTTCCTTGAGAAGGATCTGTATAAAAAATTCCGTCTGAAGTAAGATAATTAGATCCTGAGAAAAGGTTAGTAAATGATGTTGGAATAGAACCTAATATTGATCTAGATCCTGAGAGAGAACTAGGGGGAAGGGGAAGATCACTGTAGTCATTTAATACTCCACCAGCACCCCCGTTTATTTTACTTATTCTTGAATTAGAGATATAAGTACCACTAGTTATAGGATCCCACATTTGTTGTGAATAGATAGATCCACTATAATAATGTTGGGAAATTTCAACTTGAGCTGGTCTTTGTCTATTTCTTTCAAGTAAATGTTGTTTTATAACTACACCTGTTGCTAAACCACTTCTAGCTGGGGTGAAGTCTTTGATCATTTTAAATAAAGAATTATCAAAATATTTGATAAGTCTTATATAATCATTCCAATTATAATTCTTATAATATTTGTCAAAATAAGAATCACGTAATTTATCTAAGTCAGGGTAAGAGTATGTAGATTTAGATACTTGACGTGGGTCTCCAATATATTCTCCTATATTAAAATACCCCATTGATGAATTAATATCATCATTAATTTCATTTTGAGGTGAAAAAGCTACTTCAACATAATTTACATCTCGAGTGTAACTTTCACTTTGAGGATATCTTTGTTGGGTGCTTCTATAAGGAGATAAGGTATTACCAGAAGGAAGAATAGTGTCTTCAATCCTTATTTTTTGGGAAACTCTATTACGAATACCAACAGCAGGTTGGTCATAATAGATAAATTCAGTATTAGGGATAAAACTTAATTTTGAGCTAGAGTTATATATAGTATAATTACTATCACTACTAAAAGAATTAGTAGTATATGAACCTGTTACTTTAGGGTGGATTGAGGTTCTAGATCCAGTTGTAGTTATTAAATCTGATCCTAAAGGGGCTCTAAAAATTAGACTATCAGCTGATGATGAATAATTAGATCCTTCGATGGAATAAGGATTCATCACATAATCATAAAATTCATTTTCTCCTAATCCTATATTATAATATCTTAATTCTTGATAAGATCCTATAAAACTTTTATATAAATTATTCCCTAAGGAACAACTATTAAAAGCGGGGATGGCTAAAGCTAGAGATTCAGACCATGAGGCTGATATAAAACCTGTAGCTGAAGAGGTGTAGCCTATCTTAAAACCGTTGTTTCCGTTATATATTTTATTAGCTACTCTTAATGTAGAGATACTCCCAGTTGATATACTAACAGACCACCAATTACCATCATAAAAAGGAGCATTAACACTTAAAATTGAACTAGTACCTAAGGTTGAACCTGATTCCCAATAAGTTAGGGTAGCATATTGATTGGAAGAAGAAGGAATTGAGCCTGAGTAGGAGCCGCTAGTTAAGCCTGAGCCTGTATAGGAAAGGGTTAGAAATCCTTGATTTATAGGGGAAGAAATATCTAAGTTTAGATTAGCTAATATAGAATACTCACTTGAAGTAGGTAAAATGTTAAAAGGTTTAAACCTGAAAGTTATAGTTTGAGGTCGATTTGTGGGGGAGTTCCATAAACTATTAACATTTAAAATTGAAAGTATACCATTATATATAGGAGATCCAAATGAATTAATATATGATCCCCCACTAACAAATAAAGCATAATTAAATTTATTTTGGAAGTAATCCCAATCATTTGTATTATCTTTATCTTTACCTCCAAATTCAGATATTCTGAGGATAGTATCAGGGATACCAAATATACTGATTAAAGCTCTTAAACCTTCAACTGTGCCTTTTTTCTTAAGTAAATAAGGTAAATTATGATATAAACGTTTATAGGTCTCTAAATTTAGATTATTTAAAGGAATGGGTTCATTTGAAGCGGTAACATAATTAGTTATCACTTCAGAACCAGTTGGTGGAAGAAAACTTCCAGAACCATTTATACCTAAAAAGGCAGCGTATAGATCATCTGATGAGAAATTATTTTGATATAATTTAACACCCATAGATCTGAGGGCATCGGCTACTAATTCTTTAGGAATACCATGGTTTACTCTATTATCGGCATCATATCTATCAGTTATAGCATTTATATAGACGTAAAGGTTATCAAAATGTTGACCAATCATACTTATGAAGAGTTCATATCCAGCATTGATTGGATCTTCTCTTAAATATTTGGGTACAGTATTATATAAATAATTTTGATTTTGCTTATCATATAATGAAGCGGTAAGTAATGCTCCACCATATACATTTGATCCTTCATTAGAACTACCTAACCAGGTTATAACTTCATTACTTCCTGTTGATTGAAGTATATAAGGGGCTTTAGAATTTGATTTAGGATAAGCATAGGCCCCAGAAGTATAATAAAGATAATTTTCATATCCATCAAAATTCTTTATTAAATCAGTAATTTGATTTTGAAGATTTTGTATATTTGTTGTTACAGCTATAGAGGAAGAAGTAGAACCGGTGATAGTTCTTCTGTAAGCTATATCGTTATTATAATCTTCAATTAGGCTTACTTTATGAACAAAATTTAATAACCTTTGTTGAGCTGAGCTGAAGTAAACAAAATTAGAGTAATCAGTATAATCAGTATCTATAGTTACTCCTTTTTGGTTTAAAATGTTCTGTAATTGATTATATGAAGAGGTTAATTGGGAAGTTGTTAATGAACTATAGTCTTGTTCATAAGTTGAATTATTAACTTGATCATTTAAACCTAAATTAAAATTTGGACCTTTTATATATTCTACATCTTCATCAAATGTTATTGGTGTGATAGGGATGTCAATATTAAATCCGTAAGTCTCAGCGGCTTCAAATACAATTTGAACTTGATCATTTAATTCAACTTCAGATGGAAGAGGTTGATAAAGTTTAAATAAAATAGTGTAAGGTGAAGATGAATTATCAAGTTGAGTATTAACCGCTATATAATAGTAATCATCTACATTTAGATAAAAATCTTTAAAATAATTATTTTCATCTAATAAAGATTTAAACTCATTAAATAATAGTTCTATATTAGCATCTTCTAAACTATTAACAGATAATCTAATTTCAGTTCTACTAGGGGAAATATCTTTAATAAAAAAAGAATGTATATCAGATTCTAAAGCTACTTTATAAAAATTATAAAATATATTATAATTACCCTCACTATACCCAAAATTAGTTAAATCCTCTAGGGGGAATACTATAACTTCAGGAGTAGATTTCTGAGTAGTAGTGTTGGGTACATTCCTGATAGAAAAACGGGTATTTCTAGTTGAATCAAGAAGAATTCCTGTTGGGGTTTCTAATGAAGCTAGAATATAATCAGTCTCAGGGTTAAAAAGAGAAGAAGATAATATAGAAGGTATTAAAACTTCTTGACTAGAAAAATATTCTTGATGTACAGAGTCAGGGGTGTATGATAAGGGTATTATATTAACCATAATCAAGAATTAGTATTAGTTGTTAAATCTATAATGTTTCTTTGAAGTTCCAAATTTTCTTCTCTTAAAGATGTAATTTCATCAAGTAAGGCTTGAATATCATCAGTTAGTATAGCGGAGCCTACATAATCTGAGCTTTGTTTTATAAGATATTCATGTGAATTGGTTTCTCCAAATTTAGGTATATCATAAAACAAATCATTATATAGTTGAAAAAACTCATCTATACTAACTTCAGGTTCAGCAGGGGGAGTAGGTTGTGATAACTCATTGAATTGAGTGTCAATTACATTTAGATAAGCTTTTTTATCGTAGAGTTTTTTTGTTAAATCTACTTTACTTCCTGAGTCTATCATCCGTTTATTACTTTGAAATAGTAATTATCATCAAGTATTAAGGTCTCATTCCCTATTATAGTTTTAATTAAAACCTGGTAGTATCTTTCGGGTTCTAATCCACTCATGTATAAAGTGAAGTAACTACTTTCATTATCAGCACTTATTTGAGTGTAGTTTGTATCAAAATCTATAACAAACTCATTAGTATCTAAATCTTTTATAGCGTAGTAAGAAGATGTAGGTAAATAATAATTTATAGTATAAGCGGAAGCTGTTTGAAATGTTTTTTGAGGATATTGAGGTCTGCTATTTATTCTAATTTTCTCAACACCACCTAATCTATAATACCCCCCATTATGTCCTAAAGTAGCTACTAGTCTAGAAGAACTAATAATTGTATTAGTGGAAGATCCCGTGTCAAATGAATAGTCTCTCCATCTAAATTCAAGACATGGTGGATATATAGTATGTGTATCTATAGAAAAATACTTAATAGTAGTGACATAATTTTGGTCAGCTACAAACTCACTTGAGTTAGATTGTTTAATAATAAAACCATCATTGTTAAATCCTCCTAAGCTTTTAGAAGAACTATACCAATTTTTAACTATATTAGTAACATCAGTGTTTATATCTTTATCACTAGAGTAATTTAAAGTTTGTGAAGCTGTTATAATTAAATCTAAAGAGGAACCAGTATACCAAGTTCCTCCCCCAGGATTAGTTGAAGGATAAGAAGCAGTTACATAAGCTGTAAAAGTAGTAGGCCATTCTCCTGATCCTGATAGAGATTGATATTTCCAAGATACCCCATTTGTTACTTGGGGAGAATTAGAGTATCTACCAGTGCCCATAACCCAAGACCCAGATATAGGGTATATTTCAAGTGTAGTATCTGAGTTTAGTCCTGTTATATCAGCTATAAAATTTCTTAAATTAATTTGGTAAGAAGAGGTACCTATTTTATTATCAAGTAAATCATTTATCTCATCTTGAGAAAATTTAAGAAGATATCTACTAACTTCAGGGTTATTTGTATTATAAAAAGTAGAAACTTCTAATATCTCATCTAATCCAGTATTCATTAAGGGATACCCAGAATATATAGTGGCATCTTTTTCAGGAAAAATTTTATATATCGCCATTTTAATTAAATTAGATTGATACTACTCTACCTTTTATATCAGAATTAGGGAATTTAACTTCAAAAATTGAAGGATCTTGAGAAGGATAAACTACATTATTACTTGTAGCTCCTTTAATATCATAAGCATATTTAGAATAACCTAAACTTTCACCTACTTTATTAATAATAGAAATGTTTTTTACATTTTGGACTCCTTTAACTCCATTTAAAAGGGAATATAGTTCATTTAAAAATATAACTTGATTAATTTGAGAGTTATTAACATTAAAATAAGTTATTAACTCATTTATACATTGGGTTAATACTTCATTACTATTAAAATTAGGTAAAACTAAGATTTCAAAATCAACACCTATATTAATTATAAAGGCATCTCTAATTTTGATAGAATCGTTTATAATTCTATATTGAGAAAGATAAGTAGCTAAATTTTGTTTTAAAGTTTGAGTTGCTAAAGTTAAATTTTTATTTTGATCAAAAGCTAAAACATATAAATCTAAACTAGTTGGAACTTCTCCAGGTAAAAGATTTTCAAGTTTAGTAGGTTCTATATAGGCTTTAGCTATAGAACCATATAAAGAAGGCATACTTAAAGTCCTAACTAAATAATCTTCTTGAGTCACAGTTCTTAATTGAGCTGCATAATTAGCTAAAGAATTATATCTCAAATCAATAGCTGAATCTCCATTATTTCCTCCTGAAGAAGCATCAGGGTTAGTAATGGCTAATGAATTAAAAGAAGATTGAGCAAAAGCAGAATCTAGGTTACTAACACTAAATTTAACACCTGATGTGTTTGATAACCTGGTTATAGAATTTGCAGGGACGTTAGAACCTAATCCCCCTCCAGTTAAGTATCTTATTGTTAAAGTAGTGTTAGAAGGAGCTATTCCATAAGTTTTAGTGAATAAGAAGTTAGAAGGAGAAAATGCTGTTGTAAGTTTATTTTGGGTTGAAGGTAATCCTAAACCAACATTATCAGGATTAGGTATAATAACTTCATCAACATCATTAGTTGTTCCAGCTCCAAATTGTAATTGTAAGGTGGTGGGACTTATAAATCTTGAAACAAATCTTCTTGGTACTTTTTTTAGTTGTAAAATATAAGGTACTTGGGAAGCATCAGATTGGGCATTTGGATCAGAAAAAGGGTTAGTATTTTTAACTGATTCAAATATTGTCTCTTGAGCTAAGTAATCTACCTCATACCACTCATTACCATTACTATCAGTGATATCTAGAACACCAATTATATTATTATTTGTTAGTTCAATAGTTTCAAACTTAACAGGATCTGTAAAAGATACTGTTGTACTAGCAATTTGGGCTGATATTGCTTTGACTGTTTTTTTAAGAAGAAAGGTTTTTGGTTGTTCACCTTCTATTTCATAAACAGACACTGTTGTTGGGTCTAAAGAACTAGACTGACTGAAGTCAACAACATCTTGGGTAAGGAAGGAAATACCAGAAAATATAGTGTTATTAACTGATGTGTTTTGAGGGATAATTAAAGCGTACCTAAAATCAGGGACATTTTGATCTAATTCAGAATTATATATAGAAGGTACAGTTTGGAAAACTTCTAAATCTACAGTTGAAACTCCTGTAACTTTAGGTTTATAACCCATCATATATGCTAAATCATATAGGTTGTTTAATTGTCTAGCATATTGAGTAAAGTTTTCTTGAATCTGGTTATCAGTATAAAAGGCCATAACATCACCAACATAAGCGGCCATCTCTATAAACATAGTACTTGGAGAGGCAGGGCTGAAGTCAGTTACAGTATTAGGGAAATAGATTTTAGCGAAATCAATAAGATTAGTCCTTAATTCAGAAAAATCTCTATTAATATACTTAATATCTCTATTAACTCCGTTATTACTATTTATTAAATCATATGGCATTATAAAGGTATATTTAATTCTATAAATTCATTTAAACTTGTAAAAACAGAATAAAATATTTGAACAGTTAAAATATGATATTCAGAGTTTGATAAAACTTTAACTTCTTTTAATCTAACAGCTGGGAAGAGGAGTTTGATCTCGTCTTCAATATATTTTTTTAATATTTCATTAGAGTTAGGATAGTCTTGCTCAAAAAGAAATTCATTTATCCTACTTCCAAAATTTGGATTCAAAGGTCTTTCTCCTCTACTATAAAGAAAATAATTAATCATATTTGATTTTAGCTGTTCAGCTGTTGTATAATTTATTCTAAATAATGAATCAGACCCTGATATAGCTATAGAAACAAAAGGAATGCCAATTCCTACCCCAATAGCGGGTTGTTGGTCAATAGCAGGAAGGTTTCCTATTCTAATAGCCATTATTTACTCATTAAATTCATTATTTGGTTTATACTCAATTCACCAGTTGGTAGATCAGATCCAGGCATAACTCCTCTAGGGTTAAACTCGGCTACATTTTGAGTTGTAAAAGCAGTAGCAGTTTCACCTAAAATATTTCTATATTGTTCTCTTTTTTGTTCCATAGTTAAAGAAGGAGTAGAAGAGTGGGATTGAGGAGGAGGAACATATTCAGAAACTACCTGTTTTGGGGCTTTAACAGCTTCTAATAAAATTTCTCTTAATTCTTCTCTAATAACTTCTCTAACAGCTTCTTTAATTATAGATTTGAAAGTATTAGTCTTCATTGTTTATAAATATTATGTTAATCACCTTTTAAATTTTGAGTGTCAATTATGAATTTTAGTTCTTCTATTAAAACATTAGGGTCAGAGGCAAAGGAAGATTCACTTTTCAATCTCACTATTTTCTTTTTGTCTAAAGCTTGAGCGAATCTTTTTGGATAAGAAGTTTGATTTAAATTGTCATATTTTATTTCAAATGTAAATCCTTTATAAGTTCCAAATCCTTCCTCAGTTATACTTTTATTTAATTCATCATTAATTATTTCATATTCAATACCTAATTCCTTAGCGCATTTTTCAATTAAAACATCTAATTTTTTTAATTCATCATTAACTCTATTTAAAATTGAATTAGCGAAATTTTCTAAGAAATCAAATCCTCCAGCTATGGATTTAAATCTAGCTAAGGTTTCTTTTAAAGTATTAAATATATCAGATAGTGTTACTATATTTCCAGCTGTTACTCCAGGGAGGGAAGTAGGAAGGGGAATAAGTTTTAATATAGAAAGAGCTGGGGGTATGGGGGAAGTTGTTTTGTTTATGAGGTTACCAGTTCTGTCTAGGGTTTTAATTTGGTTTTGTAATTGATTAATTCCACTAGCTAATGCATTTCTTTTTTCTATAATTAATAATAACTGTTCTTTAGTTGGGCAGGTGTCTTTAGGGAATTTACTTTTCAATTTATTAACTTGAGTTAACAAACGTTCTTGTATACCTGCTACATTTTTAGCTAAACTTTGTAAAAGACCTGAGGAAGGCATTATATGGTTCTGTTATTAGGTGATTTTAAAGTTTCTAAAGAGGCTAAAGCTTTACTAATAGTTTGATTAGATACAGCTGATTGGATATTAAGAGGAGCAAATGGGGCTCCAGGAGGTAAACTTGTTAGAACTTGAAGTTGATTTAAAGTGGATTGGAAAGCTATTAAAACATCTCTTAATAAATCAATAGTTTTATTCCCTAATAATATAGGTTCAGTGGCATCTTTACTTCCTAAATAAATCTGAGGGGAATTTATAACTACTTTATTTTTACTATCTATGTTAACTGAATCTTGGGAATTTAAATTGATAGACTTGGCGGCACTTAATAAAATATGGTTTTGGTTAGCGTTTAACACAATTCTGCCTGAGTTGAGTAAGATTTGAGGCTTGGAGTATTGGTTGACAGACTCAGGAGAAGTGGAGTATGAATTATAATTAAAAGTGTTAGGTTGAAGGGGAATTTGTTGAGTTGAGGTTAAATAAATAGAAGCTTTATCTTCTTGAATATTTTCTTCTATATTAACCCACCCTTCATTAGTTTGAGGGCCCTGTCCATTTCTAATTTTTGTTATAGGATCTTTCCCCTTACTACTACCGAACCTTAAGGAATTTCCAAATCTACCTTCCAATATATGGTCACCCTCAAAAGGTTGAAGAGGATTTATGTTTAGTTGTTCTACAAAAGTATCACCTAATTTAATTTCAGTTCCCCCATCAGTAACTTTTCTAACACTTCCTGCTTCAGTTTGTTGGTAATCTTTTCGCTGTGATGGAGGAGGATTAGACACTCCTGGTATAGCATTATGATGTTGACTACCCCAAACATTAAGGGGAGGGAAATAGTATTGGCGGGTTGAGGTTAAGTTAGTTTCTAATTCAGTTGAGGGTAAAACTAAAGTAATTATTAACTCATTTATTAATGGATATTGTTTTATATTAGGGAATAAGGGGTAAATAGGTATTACAGCATTACTTTTATTATTGGTTGGGCTGGTTATCTCTTCAGCTAAAACTAATCCTATAGAAGCCCACTCACCATATTCTTTAAATTTAGGGTGATTTTGGTCTAAAATAATATCTATAACTCTTTTTATAGATAAGATTTCTTTAGAAAAAGAAACAGGATTGCTATAAGGACTTAAAACCCCTCTAGATAATCCAGATACACCATAAAGATTTTTAGGCATTATTTTTTACCTTTATCTTCGTTATATTTTTTTACTTCATCTAACAACTGTTGTTTTTCAGCTTCAGTCATTCCAAATACCTCTCCTCCTTCTTCAGCTTGCATAGCTCGTTGAACAATTGTAGCCATTTTAATTAAGGCTTCATCATTTTTAACTCCTATTTCAAGATATTCCTTTATTAAAGGAACTATAAGAGTAGCATCCCCAATCTCTTGAACCATAGGTTTAAGCTCATGGATTAAAATAGAAATTTGTTCTTCTTTTTTTTTCTGGTTGTTATAAATTTCTTCTAAAAGATTAGAGAAAGTTACCTTTCCAAATATTTTTTTATCAAACTTACCCATGATTATAAATATATCTTGGTTAAAAATTGGTATATCCGTTATCTAAATAAAAAAGATATTGTTCTTTATATATCTCACCTAAACGATCAGCTACACGTGTTATATGTGGGGTTTTAACATCTATCATTTCCCTAATATAGATGTAGAGAGCTTTTTTATTAAAAATATCTATATTTTCTCTTTTCCTAAATACTTCTAATATAGCATCAGCTACTTGGGCATCTTTATCTTTGGGAAAAAGTTCATAAATATTTTCAGAGCAATATTCTACATATTGATCTATAAAATCAGATATAGCATCAGTTTGGTTAAGAGGTGTGTCTAATTCATAAGAGTGGTTAAGGTCCTTATATAATTCTTCAACTGGGGCTTTGTCTACTCTTTTTTTATAGTTTTTAGTGTTCTGGATTATTAGGTATCTCTTAACTATGGTTCCAAAATATGAATAGGCTTTAGCTCCTTTACTAGGATCAAAAAGATGAATTTTTTGGAGGAGGAAAGTTATAATCTCATGTTGAAGATCTTCAATATTATCTACTTCAGTATAATAGAATTTAAAAGTATGAATAATATTTTCTGTTAATTTAAAAAAGGCGTAGTGGATATGTCTATGATAAATTTTTGCCTTTTCATCAGTGGAAGTGGCCTTATTATAGGCCACTATAGCATCCTCAGTTTCTTGAGTAAAATAATTATTTGATGATGGTTTTTTTTTCTTTACAACTCCTTCTATCATAATTTATCTATTTTAAAATTTGATAAGAGGTGTTGTAAATTTTTTATTTCCTCATATATAAAACTTACATCATCATCATTTTTAAAAATACCTCTACTATCTATATTCTTAACTTTTTCATCAGCAAACTCAATAGCTTTAGAAATTTGATCTAGATATGTTTGATATCCTAATAAGATATCTTCTTGTTTTTCGTTTTTTCTTAAAAGGTTAAAGGTCGTGAATCCTAAGATCACGACCAAACAACCTAATATACTAATTATAATTGTTGTCATAGATTATCTAACATATTTTTTAAGTTAACACTTTGTATACTGCTTAAAGCTTTTTGCTTAACTGGGGTCTTTTTCTCCTTAGTTAAGGTAAAATTTTCCTTTTTAGCTTCAGCTTTAGTTCCTTTAAAAGATGGGAGCCATTCTTTTTCAAACTCAATACGAGCTGCCATTAAATCAGCTTGATGGACAATATAAGGAAGGGCAGTTCTGGGTTTAGTAGCTGGAGAGAAGTTAATTAGATATTTTTTATTAGCTTCATCATATAATCCATCATGAGTCTGAATGGCTATCATTTCATTAAAGGTGTATTTAACACCATGGGCCTGGAGGAGATATAGGCCACGATCAGGAATAGAGGCAAAGGCTAATTTTTCACTATGTTGATAAATTTCACCTAATTTTTCTTTTCTCCATTGATCAGTCTGAGGGATATAAGCTTCATGTTCTTCATCTCCTATTTTACCTAAGTCATGATTTAAGGCAGAAAAAACTAATTCTTCTTTAGTATAAGTAGAAGTATCTACTCCCATTTCAACCCAGACATCATTTAATTTAAGAGCACACTCTACTACTCTGAGGACATGATCTACATACCCTCCTGGGAAAGCATTATGGTATTCTTTTTTATGAGCAGCAGGCATCATAGCTATACGCTCTGAGTATTTAGAATAAAAATTAAGCAATTCAGTACAGCGAGGTTCTTTGATATGAGTTTTAATAACTTCTTCTAAGGAAGACCAATTCTGTTGGATTTGCTCTGCTGTTAACTCCATAACCTTTATTTTTTTAAATTTTATTTAATTCTCTTCCTTCAATTGATTCTCTTTCAATAGAAGATCTAATATCACCCAATTGCTCTAAACACTCTGTTAAAGCAACTCTAACATTATCTAGGTCTCCTCTAGAGGCATAAAAATCTATATGCTTCATTTTAGCTTCTAACCTATCTATCTGATTATTTATATACTCTCTCTGTTTCATTTTTTACTAACTTTTTATTTTTTTTATATTTGGGATTGAAGTTATAAAACTTTTTAGGGAAGGCCAATTTATTTTGAGAAAAGGTCAAGAATATTTTTTAAAAAAGCACATTTTTCATACTCCTCTATTTCTTCAAAATATTTTAAGGATAATTTAAAGGCAACTTCTAATTCTTCATCCACATTCGAGGTTATAATTTTCTTAACCTTTCTATTCTTTAGATTTAAATCTTCTATATAACTATAAGCTCTTTCATATAACATAGCCTCCCCAGCCCTTTCTAATTCCTTAATGTCTAATTTAGGATCAGCTTTTTTAAACATTTCAATTAAACTCTTATTATAAAAAGTATAATTCATAATAAGTTTTTTGAACATTTTTAATTTAACAAAAGGATCATTAAAATCTATAGCTAGAGGATTAGCTTGATTAATAGGTTCTTTAGAATTTAACTCTTCCTTCCCCCCAAATAGACCGAATATTTTATTAGGGTCAATAGCCATCTGTAATAAATATTACTTACAATGATAATCAGCTGCTCTAGTAGCTATTTGTTTATTTGGTTTAATATTAGCTTTATAACCTAAAGATGTAACCCATCCCTTAGCAGCTGAGACTAATTTATTACTAAAATAAAATTCATCATCATTATAATCTAAGTCTATCTCTACCTTTATACTTGGCATATTTTCCGAAATCAGGCTAGCTATCTCTAAAGATAGTTCAGTTTCCTTCCACAACCGAGTCCAGTTATCTTTAGTTGGGAAAATAGAATTTTTTTGGTAAATGTAATGAACACCATTATTAGGATATCTATAAGCTATAGCTGTAACATATATAATTTCTTGCCCATAACGTTGAGAATCCGTTCCTATATGCACTTCTATAAATGGGTCACTACCTATCATTTTAGCGGTATAAATGATGGGATTTACGGGTTTTCCATCAACTGTTTTAAATTTCACAACTCTTCTATTCTTTTAGCTTTATCATCTATTACTAAATCAAAATGGGGTTTTTCATCTCCACATTTAAGTTCATGGTATTTACACCCCCAATTCTTAAGTTGAGATAAAGTATGTTCCCTATAATCTTTACCTGAGATTGAACCTCTAGCTGTCCAATAGACTATTTTCCAACCTTCATCATAAAGTTTATTTATTTTAGCTATATTTTCATTATTAGGCACTGATAAATCATACCTTCTTTGTTCTGGGTAGAAGCAGATAGTTTCATCAATATCTACTAATGCTACTTTCTGTTTGCCTTCTTCGGTGAATCTTTTTGACTCGTGGAAAATCATTATTTAAAAATTTGTACCGGTAGAGGGACTCGAACCCCCAAGAACTTGATCCTAAGTCAAGCGCGTATGCCAATTCCGCCATACCGGCAATCCGTATTTGCTTCGTTCGGGTGGAAGATGTTGGATTCGAACCAACGCATCACTTTCATGATGACGGTTTAGCAAACCGCTCCATTAACCACTCTGGCAATCTTCCTAAAGCCCATTATTGGGCTGTTTCTGGAGTAGCTGATGGGAGTGTCTCGAGAGAGTCAAGTAACTCACCAACAGAATCAACAGGAGCTACATGAACTGTAGAATCTTGAGTTGCAACATTCTCACAGTTCTCACAATCGCCTTGGGTTCCACATCCCATGAAACCAACAACGGCTAAAACAATAAACAAGTTTTTCATATCTATTATAAGTATTAAATTTTTAATTAAATATCCCATTCATTAGCAGCCATTAAATAAGCTGAACCTGAATCTAGAGTTGGATCTTCCATCATAAAAGCTATAGCTGTAGATCTAACTTCAGTTACAAGCCCATATTTGGCGGCTTCTTTTAAAACTGAATCAACAACATCTTTGTAATCTGGTCTCATTTTTTCTTTTTTGTTAGTGGGGGAACCCTATTGTTCCCCCTTTTAACAACATGGCATTTATTTTGATCTCAAATGAATTGAGAAGCGATTTCATATAATTCTTGATTAATTTTCAAATCTTGTTTGAAATTTTTAATCCGACGAGCTTTACGCAACTTAACTCCACTAATATATTCAAAATCTCCATCAATTACTTTCTCTTGGAGAACATTAAATACATTCCACAAATCATTCCCCTCATCTTCCTTGCGAGTGGGTTTGAGAATTTCTTCAATATTGAGGCCATAATCTTTAATAATATCTTGGTTTTCGTTAACTTTATCAAATCGAGTTTCAATAGCTTTTTTAGCAAATTCTACTTTTTGTTCTTGAGACAAAACTGTGTTCTTAAACTTATTCATAACCTCAACAGTAACTGGAAGTTGATCAACCAACTCAGAGACAATGGCTTGAACTTCTTCAAACGAATAACCCATATGGCGGATTTTCTTATCAGCAAACTGTTCAGTTGCAATTACCAATCCATTAGAACAAACCAATCTAAACAACCCAGCTGTGAATTGGAAGCTATTTTTCCCATCATGAGAGTTAGTAACTAAAATTTGAGGATAAACAGTGTCATTATCATTACCCTGAATTACAACATCTGGGTTACGGAAAACCAACATATGTTTTTGGTATCCCTTATTACGGCGGGCTCTAACTTCAACAGCTTTACTAACACCCCATCCCATTTTTTCCATATCTTCAATAATACGGTCAGTTGGGATGTGAACATACTTCTCAGAAGTTGAAGTCATCTTAGCTGAGGTAAAAACAGATGGAGCTGCTGCTTTAACTTGTTCTTTTGTTAAAAATTCCATAACTTTTATTTTTTCTTTTTTATTTAAATATAACTAACTTAGAGTGTGGAGCCAAACTTAATTAAAGAGAGCTTGAAATTCAAGCAAATCTTTTTCAGCTTCCTCGTAATTACCAATTCCGTATTGATCAACAATCAAGTAAAGAGCATGCTCATCATCAAAAGCAGCCATTACATGATCCCCTTCAGTGGCATTAAGGTATTTTTTAATCATAATGGCTGTGATGATAAGCTCATCAAATGAACATTCATTCTCAATAAGTTTTGAAGCAAACTCATTTGTCAATTCGGGCAAAGCTGAAATAGTCATATTGTTAAATTTTATTTCTTATTTTACACTCTAAAGATAACAAACTTAGCCTGTCAAGCCAAACTTTTAATAAAATTTTTTAAATATTAGAACCTGAGGCTTCTATTCCAAATAAAGAAGCGGTTACTATATTATTAGTAACGCTAAAATTTAAAGAGTTTGGGGCTGAAAAAACAAGATGGGAATTAGGTATAGTTGCAGGTGTAGCATTTTTTACAAACTCAAAAGAAGCAGAGGACATAGGATTTACAATAAAAGCAGCATGCATAGACTCTGTTACTATAGAACAGCTTACTAAATTTCTTAAAGAAGCAGAATTAAAAATTTGTCTATAACCTATACCACCATATGGTAAGCTAGGATCAGAATATTGATTCCCTTCAATAACAAAATAAGCTGTGGTTGTTAAGTTATTTATTAGGGTTACTTTTCTAACAGTTGTATCACTAATACTAACAGAACCTGTTATTCCATCTCTCAATTGTTGCCTTGAATATATAGCCATATTAATAAATATCCAAGATTAAGCCAACTTGCCCATACTCCACCTCAAAATATCCGTATATACAAACCTTACATAAAGTCTAATGGATCTTCGGTAGGAAATTCATAATCACTATCATACTTGCCTTCCCCTTTTCCTCCCTTATAAGGCCCAATTTTATAAAAATAAGCCATATCATCAGGCAATATGAAATAATCAGGCTTAAAAGCGTTCCCTACATATAAAACTTCATCTTCAGTGAAGGAAGATATAGTGTTCATAAACTCAGGATTAAATATAAAATTTGGATTATCCGAGGAAATCCCAATAATAATAGGGACTCGATCAGAGGTATCTAGATATTGTCTTGAAATGAAATTATAAGCGATTCTCGGGTCTGTAGTGAATGAATGAATGCCCCTTTGACTACGAGGAGCTACTTCCAACCCGGGATTGGGGACTGCTATAAATTCATATTTTGATAGGTCAATATAATCATCCCAATCGAGTTTTTCAAATGTAGAGAGGGGGATAGTTGCTCCCCTGAGAATTAGTTGTTTGCCACGAGGGGTAGCAATCCAATCTTTTGAGTCAGAAGCTAAGGGGTCTAAGATTCTGGGAAATTTGGACTTTAAGGATAGGAGCTTTGGGGCGTTACTAACTAAAATAGAAGGAATATCTACCCCTTGTCCTATTGTTGCTTTTGTAAAAGACCTTAATCCCGATAAGAATTCATCTTCATCTTCTGTATTGGGTTCATGTTCATCCCCAATTAAATAAGCAAATTTGGCTCTTTTTGAATTGTTAGTTTTTATAGCGGGTGAATATGGGTCGGCAAATAGTTTTTTACCGTACTCTAGTTCTCTGAGGATATTAACTAATTTCACAGTTAATAAATATTATAGGGCATCATGAGGATACCATTCATCATCATCCCATTCTAAGATGATTTCGTTTTCTTCTTCGT